TGCGTCAGCTTCGGAAAGTGGAACGATTTTTTCACCTGAAGTCCACATATTGCTGTCGGCTTCAGCATAGGCAGTTCTTGCACCGCCATATCCGTACAAGAAAAACTCACCTGTACGCTTTACATACAGTTGCTCGCAAAGGGCGTCAAAATCGCCCGACGGCAAGCCGTTATCATAACTGCACACCTTTTGTGCAGTGTCAGTATCGTACTTTCTTCCTTTAATTATTTTTAACATTTTATTTTCCTCCTTTAATTATCTATGATAACCCTCCAAAGATTATACATTTTTTTATCATATTGCACCTCTGCATTGCACCGACGCACCGAAATGCGTCGGAATTGCGTTTTTATAGCTCTTTTTCAATTTCAGCGATGATGTCTACATATTCTAATACTTCGTCTGCTGATAATTCGTAACTGTCGTTTTCCCAAGAACTATCATCTTCAATAGTTCTTAAAGATTCTTCTGCTTTTTCAGTTTTTTCGTCATCATCATCACAGTCAGCTAAATTCGGGAACCATTCTTTCTCTGTGACGTATCTGCAACATCCTTCTTCGTCAACGCTAATGATAATGTCGTATGCGTTTGTTTCTCCGTAAATTAATCTCTTTTTCATAATTAATCTTCCTTTCTCTTGCCTTTCGGCTGACCTCTTTTGTTATTTTCTAACCATATTATAGCAAACCTTTATGTCAAAGTCAATACTTTTATGCTAAAGTTAAATATGTTTATGAAAAATATACATATATCCTCATAGTGCTTTATGCAATATGTACAAAATGCAAAAATATTAAAATTGGAAAATAGTGCGGGGGATAGATTTGATTTACTACATATAGTAGGTAGAACCGTCGTGGTGACGGTGGGTTAATATTTCACTGATTGTCGGTGGGGACGGAAATATTAAATTGATGAAAGGGGGTGTCAGCCATAGCGAAACAGAGAACATATACAGACGCCGATCGTGAGCAAGCATTTGCGGAATACACGGTATTGGGAAATTGGGAATTAGTATCACGCAAAATGGGTATTCCCGTAAACACGTTAAAATCGTGGTGGCGACGACATCCACCTGATATGGACGAATATGCAGAAAAACGCCGAGAGGTCCGCGAGGGTTTCATTGAAACGGCAAGCAAAGCCATTGAGAACGGTGCGGAACTGATTAACAGGCGTATGGAATTAGCATTAAAACATCAACAGGAATTAGATGATTTGCTAAACGACATACCTGACGGCGAATTAACAGCAGTTCAGAAACAGGAATTGCGAACTAAAATACGGTCATTGGAACTGTATAAACTGAATGAAATCAGTACAGCAATCGGCACATTATACGATAAACGTGCATTAGCACAGGGACAATCGACTGAAAATACGACGATTGAAATTAAAATGCCACAGGACGTGATGAAATATGCAGAATAGTCTGAAATTAGACCTATCACGCACAAATCCGAAACAGGAACAGTTTTTCACCGCACATAACAGAATGATTATGTACGGCGGAGCGAGAGGTGGCGGAAAATCGTGGGCGGTCAGAATGAAAGCGGTGCTATTGGCTATCAGATATGCAGGTATAAAAATGTTATTTCTGCGACGGACATACAGGGATTTAGAGCGTAACCACGTCAGAGAGTTGGAACCGTTGTTAAAAGGTGTTGCGAGATATAGTAAACAGGAAAAGTGTTTCTATTTCAATAATGGTTCACTGTTGGAAATGGGATATTGCGACAGCGAGAGCGACGTCAATCAATATCAGGGTATTGAATACGACGTGATATTTATGGATGAAGCAACGCAATTCACCGAATATCAATATTCAACATTAACAGCGTGTATCAGAGGTGCTAATTCGTTTCCGAAACGTATGTATCTGACGTGTAACCCTGGCGGTGTCGGTCACGAATGGGTAAAACGTCTGTTTGTATCACGAAAATACAGGAATGCAGAAAATCCTAACGATTATATGTTCATTCCTGCGACGGTGTTTGATAATGCGGTGTTATTGGAAACAGATACAGGCTATGTTGATATGTTAAATAACCTGCCCGACGGACTGCGAGAAGCATGGCGTGACGGCAGTTGGGATTTACTCGAAGGGCGTTATTTCGATGAATTTGACAGGTCAATACATATTGTTAAACCGTTTCAAATTCCTGAACATTGGCGTAAATATCGTGGAATGGACTACGGTTTGGATTGCTTGGCGTGCGTATGGGTGGCTATTGATGAACACGGTAACTACTATGTTTACCGCGAATATGCCGAAAGCAACAAAGTTATTTCAGTCGGTGCAGGGGAAATAGTCAATCTGACGCCGACTGACGAACGAATAGAATACACC